TAGAAAACATTGGTCCAGCGATCGTGTTGAGCAAGAGTGATGCGTCCTTCATTCAACATGTTATCACACACATTGATAAAAACTTGGAACTTTTCTTCGCGGGTGAGGCAGTAGGGAACTGCCGTAGTCTTCACAACCTTGAGGATTTGTGCTTTAGTCATCATCAGGCGAGAGAAGTGTAGGTGTGGTCAGGATAGATGCCGTATTCTTCACAACGGCACTCGTAAGCAATACGCTTCAGCAACTCAATGTCGTATGATTCGATACTGTTGAGAATCTGGCGGCGAAGTTGCTTGGTTTCCGTGTTGTCAGTGATCATGGGTCGTTCCCTTGACTACCTTAGTAGTATAAGGGCAAAACCATCCCGCCTGGGGGTGGGATGGACAGTTCTCAAACTGGATTGACTTCCTCAATCTGAGTCACTGGCACCCTATGCTCACCTGCTACGAGATACCAATGCTCTCCATCTTCCTCACCAAGATACTTCAATTCATCTTCGGGGAATGAATTCTCTCTCAGCATCGCTTGGAGTTGCAAATGCATCAATTCACTTTTTGTAGGACTGTTCATTTTGTCTCAGCAATGTCCTACCACAGTAGCACAGGTACTAACCGTCTGTCAATGGTCTCGCTGTGTTCTGCCAAACAATATCACCATATGCATCTACAACATATGCATGAATGTAATGATCTTCATCAGGACAATACTCTGGTGATGGGAACCACGATCCAGCATTGAGTGAAGCAATTGTTTCATCTTCAAATCTAATTGTATTAAACAACCCCTGCTTCATGATGTCTAAAATGTAATCATCAATAAATTCAGAATAGAATGCATTAACCACATTCTTCTTTGCTTCGTCTAGTTGATTATATTTTGTGAGGTCAAAGTATACCAGCACACACTGATATCTCTGTGCATATGATGCAATCAAATCAAATAATTGTAGTTCGTTACCTTGTACAATCATGCTCCTGCTCCATCATCCATTTGATTTTCAAGGTTTTTAATAAAGTCTTCTAACCACTCTCTTCTTTCTGCTTTTTGTTCATCTGTGAGTTCAAGTTCAGTTGGTGCATCTTGTACTTGAGAACCATTCTGTACTTTATCATATTCTAGCAGCAGTCTGCTGAAATAATTACTCTCAGTAAGAGACTTCAGAACCAGATAGTTTGCAATCTTTTCTCTGAATAGTTTCAAATAATGTTTTCCAATAGGAAGATACTGAGTTTCAGTTGTCAAATATCCTTCACCAGGATAATCTACAGAATATACATTTTTATAAAAATCTGGAGAAATAGGAAATTTAGTAGATTCAGGATCTACAGAAAACTCAGTTTGATCAGTTAATTCTCTCAGTTTCTGTCTGTACACTGTGTATAGTTCTCTATCTTCAGCACCGAGTGGAGAATCAGATGCCAGTGCCCAGTCAGTTTCAGACAGCAGGAAGTTTCTTGCAAGTCTTAGACTGAATGGAGAAACTTCCTTCTGCTTTTGATACATGCGTGTGAGTTCTAGTTGGAACTCAGTGTTCTCAATAGAATCAATAAGATAATATGATTCTACTAGTTTATTCTTTAGTGCGAGACCTTCAGCAGCACCAAGTTGCTCCATCTCATAGTCAACCCATTCATATTCACCAGTCTTAAAGTTCTTCTTGAAGCGTCTACGCTTAGCATAATATGTTTCATTAGTAAACCAACTAAACATAATTAGTTTATCCTTGTCACTATCCCATAGAGGATACAAGAATGGTGCAATCTCATCCTTCCAGAGACTGTCAGGGATGGTCTTTGACATCCCATTATATGTAATTTCCTGCTGAACAGTGTCAAGTTGGACTTGCAACACAGGTATGTCAGATGAATTATACGTTGACATGTTGTTGAATATAGTCTCCAGATGTATTTAGAACGCTTTGATCAGATACTTACATAATCTGTATGGGTGAACCAATGGAATATCAAAGTCAGGATCAAGTGATGCCACTGGTTCAACCTTAGTAGTTGATTTCATTGTGAGTCTAGCATCAGTTGCACCGAGACCAGAACTGTATGTAATCGATGGACCAGTCTCACCCTGAACAGTATATGTTAGAGAGTCAATCGCTGGTTTTGAAATAGCACCAGCACTTGGTACGAATACCAGTTCAGTAACTTTCTCTTTCCACAGAATAATTTCAGCAATACCATAGTGGTCACTATTGAAATCATTATCATTTGCTCCAGATGCAACAGATCTGGGTTGTTCAATCTTAAACTTTGTACCAGTCTGTTTTGCAGCTGCAGGTAAAGCAACAGAATATGTATACCACTTAGTATCACCAGAAGCACCATCCCATGCCTGAGATACTGCAGGAACATCACCAATAATAGGATCAGTTCTAGTTGCATTTGGATTGACAATAGTATCAATCAACTGCCATGTTGTAGAACCAGACAACTGATAATATACTCTAAGTGTTTCTTCTGGTGTGTCACCACCATTTACACCATTACCTCTACAACATTTAATCGAGAAATAATTGACATTTGTACAGTCTGCACTAACTGTTTCAGCAAATCTAGTTTTATCTGTTTGAATACTTTGTCCACCAAACTTCAGATATCTTGTATATTGCTGCGAAGAGTTTGTTGTTAATGTCAAATCACTTACAGTTCCTGCTGCAGTATCAATTTGAGCATTAACAATAGTACCGCCAGCAGCACCATTCATGATATAAACATATGGTATTTCTTGGTATCCAGCACCACCACTTGCTAATGTAACACTGGTTACTGTGTTAGAACCAGAGAGTGTACATGTTGCTGTTGCTGCCGTTGTAGCACCACCGCCAACAATATAGACATCTGGAGTTGCAGTTGGTAGTTTAAAGTCACCTGCTGTTCCTTGACCAGAACCACTACTATAAACATCAATATCCCAGTCATCTGCTGTTGCAGATCCTTTTGTAATTACATCACCAACAGATACTGTAGTTATACCACCTTCATATCCAGTGATGACACCCAGAGCAACTTTTACATATCCACCACTACCACTAGATGTTGATCCACTACTAGAACCAGATGCAGACACACCAGAACCACCACTACCAACAACAACGGTTGCAGATGCAGGATTATCCATATCTTCCCATGGTGTGTTTCCATTCCAGGAACCACCGCCTCCACCACCGCCTCCACCAGGAGTCCAGTAATCATTATTATATGATACAACTAACCTTACTTTACCTGTTGTTCTTCCTGATGTAGCCAGTGAACCATTAGTGAAGTAATCAGTTCTGTAAGAACTTACACCCGTTAGTCCACCGCCACCACCACCGTGACCACCATCAGCACCAGGACCACCACCAGGACCAGAAGAACCACCGCCGTTACCAATACCACCGAAGGTAAGACCGTTGACAGCACATCCGCCGCCACCGCCTCCGCCGCCACCACCGACGCAACCGTAGTAACCACCAGTACCACCAGCACCAGCACCTAGGGCAGATGTTGTTGACTGCAACCCTGCAGGGGGACCGTTACCATTGGCACCAGCACCGCCATCATATCCATCAGCACCAGCTCCACCGCCGCCACCAGCACCGATAACAGTTTGTGTTCCTCTTCTCAGAAGAGTTGATGCACCACCACCGCCGCCATCAGCATCAGCGTGACCTTCACCACCAGCACCGCCGCGACCTGAGTGAGATGCACTACCACCAGTTGGATTATCAGTAGTACCATCTACACCATTATATCCAATCTGGACATTCCAGTTTTGTTGTGTAAATGAACTGAGTTGATCAGATCTTAACTCAGCATATACTCTGCTACCATATGCACCTTGTCTGCCACCTCTAGCATTACCACCCTTTGCACCATGAACATAAAATGCAACTGATGTTGGGTTAGCAACTTGAGTCAGGTTAAAAGATCCATCACTAGTTAATTCTGTGTCTAGTGTTCCACTCTGTCCACCAACAAATACGTTTACACCATTGGTTCCTTGACCATATGGTGGATATCCAATGAGTCCGCCAATACCACCGCTACTTGGATTACTTGGATAATCTGCATATGGATATCCATTACCAGATGTGCCATTTCCTCCGTTAGTTCCAGCAAGACCAGTGTTTTCACCCCCACCCTCTGTGCCATTTGTAACTGTAGTACCGCCAGCACCACCAATACCACCTTGAAGTCCACTAGATGCTCCACCTCTTTGTCCACCATTTGCAGTGAGATCGATCTTACTTCCATCACCAATTGTTAATCTACTAGCAGTTCCACTATTTCCTTGAATAGTTCCAGCAGCACCAGATCCACCACCACCAACAACAATATATTGTAAGGTTTTTGGATTACCAGTTATATTTGTAAAATTGATGCTGTAGTTACCAGGACTGGTAAATTCCCACTCATTAGAATAATCATAAACTGGTGTACCACCAGTTGTTATATTTCTACCGCCAATAATAGAGTTTGTGGAGAATCTTAGAAACTCTGGGTTTGGAATATATGTTTGGAACTCATATGATCCAGCACCATTTGCACCAGATGCAAGATAGTATTGATCATTCTCTGGTTCAGTAGGATCTTTAATACTACCATTGCCACCTGCACCACCAAGATAATCAAATACATCATAGGTTGCAACAGTATTATCTGTATTTGCAACTCTCAGTAGTCCATGCTTGTGTGTAAATACCTGACCTGTTGTTGGATACCATCTAGAAATTCTACCAGATCCAAGTTTATAATCTACAAGATATCTATCACCACTACTCTCTTTAATCCATTCTTCACCACCAGGAATACTGTGATACATGGTGTGGTTGTGTTGTGGAGCACCAGGAACTCTGGACTCTCTCATGGTAACAGTTACTGACTGAGATCCAATGATAGTACAACCAGTATTCTCAGTAACTTGTTCATATCCAGAGGTTACAATTCTACCCAGAGAGAAATAATCATCCTGAGATTCTTTAGCAAAATACCAGAATCCACCTGTAGTTCCTACACCCAATGTACTGTTGCCAGCATTAGGAGAGTTGTTACCAAATACAGGACCATTGCCAACGATTTTCTTTGCTTTTGTATCAGGAACTTTAAATGTTCCTAGATTAGGATCTCCCCACCATTCAAATACATTATTGGTGTTGATTCCTTGAATAGATCCAGTGGTAGAATTCCATCTAACTTCCACTTGAGCACCAGTTCCACCACCACCTGTTAAAGTGACAATAGGTGCAGATGTATATCCAGATCCACTGTTTGCTACACTAATTGAAGTGACAATACCGTTAGTAGTGTCAACACTAGCATATGCAACTGCCTGAACACCATTTGTTGCTTGCGGCGCAGTAATATTGACAATGGGTGCCGATGTGTATCCAGATCCACCATTAATTATATCAATTCCACTACTGGATGCACCACCATATTGAGTTCCGATAACAGCGTAGAGAGCAGGATAGTCTGCAATATTATATTCCGTTCCATCACAATACAAATATCCTTCATGTGTATATGCTGGATCATCACCAGTATTATAGGAATTTCCACTAGTTTCAGAAAGTTTTGGAAATGATCCACCTGCAGGGCGATAGTGATGATCAAATGAGTTTTGTGTGCTCTTTAAATTGGGCACAATAGCTCCCACTGGTGTGGTGTCCACCAGCATATCTGTTAAGAATCCCTGTCTTGCGTTTCTATAACTCTGTACCATTACTATTAGATCTTAATTAGGTATTCCATAACGATAAATGGAGCACATGCAGAATCAACAGATACTGATGCGTCTGCTCCGATAGTCATTGTTGTTACTAGATTTTCTGGTGGAACAACAATTGCTTGTGTTTTAACTTTATAATTGTGATCACCTCTTTCCAAATCAATTCTGTGGTTGTGACTTGTAGGATCAGTTCCAGCAGCAATTGTTAAATCAACTGTATCTGTAGAAACATTCTCAACATCTGTTGTAGCAGTTCCCTCTTTTACTGCAAAATTAGATTGCATTGGAAGAACATCATAAAGACTATTACCATTGAAATCAGTTGGAACTCCAGGGTATCCTTGATCATATGTTACAGGAACATCGATAGTATTCGTTGCAACTGTTGGGTTTCCAGAATACAAACAAGCACCAAATAAACCCCAAGTATTTTTATACTGTGCTGTCTCACCATCGATAGCACCCTCTAATGCACCACCATCAACGCTAAAAGAACTGTTAGTAATACATCCATATGTATAGGTAGATTCATTTGCTCCAAAAATACAACCACCCCAGTAAATGGTCTCTTGGAATCCAGAAACATTAACAGAAGTAGGTCCGCCACCATCGCCAGGACTCCATTTATGAATTGCCAGACAAGGTTCTGCACCACTTCCAGGTTCATTACTGGAATTTGTAGTTTCATCTAACCAATCTTGAATAGCGATAGTAGATGCATTTAGAAGTCCAGTTCTTCCTTCTGCCAATGGATTATCAGAATCCGTCTCAAGAACTCCCATGTTTCTAGCTCTAACAGCACCATGGAAGTGTGCATGTGGGTGAATTGCTGTTTCTTCTACACCTTCATTATCAGTATAGTGAGTGTCCCCAGCATAATTCCATCCAGGTCTTCCTCTAATAGCAATCTCTTGACTTGGTACAGTTATAGAACCAGAGTATGTGATTCTAACATCTGTACCAATAGCAGATGTTGCCTCAATACCAATTCCAGATCTGCTAATTTCATTACCAGCTGCGTTGGGAAGTCTGATGTTATTATAAACACCAGCGTTAGCACCAGATGTTGGTTCTGGATACTTAGAACCAAGATCTGGAACAACAAACTGGTTGTCAGTTACCGTATCAAACAGTTCTCCATCAATTGTTCTTCTAGCATACTTGGAAGCTTCGCCAGTTCCAAGAATTGCTGCTAGAGCAGGATAATCATCAGCAAAATATCGAGCTCCATCACATTTCAGATATCCAGCAGGCAAATTTCTTGCGTTAACAGCATCAGTTGGGTCGCCATCATATTGCACAGGCCAAATAATAATTTGACCCGTGAGGTTACCATACTTAGCTCTTTCTTTTGAGTAAAATGCAGGCATTAGTACGCTTTGATGATGAATGTCATAGTGACACTAGGTTGTGTAGTATCACATGTAATATTTAGAGCATCTTCTAGACTATCTGCCGAAAGTGATGATCCATCTGCATCATTTGCTGTGTGTGATGGTGGACTTGCCATCGATCCAATAGTCTGAGAAATTTCAAAACTTCCGTGGTTGTGTGATCTAAATGTTTGCTCCGTTGGATCTTTACCATCTGCGGCAGTGTTAAGAGAACCTGGCCAGGATCCATGTCTAAATGCAACATCAATTGTTCCAGAATTTTTAGCAGGAAGATTCAATGTGATTTGATAAATTGGTGCTGCTTCTGTACCAACATTTTCGACAACTTGAACCATTGTTCCTTCACGGAAGTAGTGATATTTGTTGTCAAGTATAACAGTGGTGACATACATTAAAGGAGTGATCCTATCATACTGATACCAACTCTCTCCACCAACTGTATACAGTCTTCTAATATCTGTGCCAGCTGGTAATGTAATCGTAGAACTTTCAGCAGTTAGGGTTACACCAGACACAGAGAATACTGGTGCTGTCTCTGGGTTATCGACCAGACCATCTGCTCTAATTGGAGATCCAGTATTATATCCAAAGAAATTTGGTCTGGATCTAGTTTCCATTGGTCTTGGAAAATATCCAGTGTGAGCAGGTGTTTTGTGTGTATCAACTGGTACAGTATCAATGATTTGATCAGTATTGCCGCGGCCAAAAATTGTTTGTGTATATGTTTGAGATGCTTGACCAGTACCACCACCCAACTGTTCTCTATCTGTTGTTGTCCAGTTATCTTCACCAGCAGGTACAAATCCCCAATAATTTTTTCCAGAACTGTCGTTAATAAATTCCTGAAAGTAATCACATCGTGGAAGTGTGTGCTCTTTGAATGCATCACCATAGAATGTACAAACCATAGCACCCTGTTGCCAAGATGTTGGTTCAGCGTCTGCATTTTCACAAGTGTTTGGACCTTCAGTTTGATTACATAGACCAGTAGATGCTTCACCAGTCATATTAATGCCAGCATCAGTTCTGAATGTCATAGGTCCAGAAGCATTTGGGTTTACAGACCCAAGTGAATCACTGTGACCATGAGATGGCATATGGTTGATGCCTAGCTTTCTGTTGAGGGTGTGTACTGTCTCAAGAAAATCTGGTGCTGTTAGTGTAATGTTATCAAATTTAAAATATAAATTACCAGCTAAGTTGAGATTGAAATCAATATCAGCAGTTGCCTGATATGTTGTGTTAATAGAGACAGTCTCACCGAAGTCAACAATTAGATCACCAAGTGTATTTCCTTCTGTGTCATATGCAGCATTGGCAGGATCACTTTGACCCATTTGATATGTCGGATCATCTAGATATGATCTTTCGAGATCCATCAACACACCATTAGACAACTGTGGTAATTTAAATGTTGCTTCAGTTCCAACATATGGAAACTCAATATAGTTTCCACCGTTATCAGTCATAGTACCACCATATCCATCACCAAGTGCTGCCGCCAATAATGGATAATCTTCAGCTCTTAGTGTCTGTCCAGTACATGTAATCCAACCTTTAGGGATATTGGACTCTAAGAATCCAGTACCCCCGTCTCCTCCCCAGGGCATGATGGTGCCAATTTTGGCAGCCCTCATGGTCTTTAGTGAATCGTATCTTACTGTCATCTTTCTTAGATCAGAGTTCCATCAACCACCAACCGCGCAGTGATGGTGGAATAGTTCTTGCGTTAGGAGATCCTTCAATGTCAGTTGCGCCAGCATATACAAGACCGAACGATGCGTTTCTGGACTGAATAACCAGTTCTCCAGAATCCCATGCGGTGGTCAGTGTTTGACCAGAACCAGCACCAACTCTAGATCCAGTGCTATCACCTTGAATTGGAGTAGCAATGTTATTAATCTTCAGTGCTCTGATGATCAAGCTAGTGTTGTATGTCAGGTTACCACTGAGTTCAATGAATCTAATCATGTCACCTGTCTGTGCATTATCTGGTAGATAGAGAACCATGTTGCTACCAGAAGAAGCATTGACTAGATAGTTGTTATTGACTTGTAGTGCATTATCTTGCTGCTGACCAATACCAGTTGTAGGATCAAATGCAACATAGGTCTGTCTTCTACCACCGTTACCTGTCCAGTATTTCTCAATGCCGAACGAATCGATAGCGTTGTTGTGATAGATTCTAAAGTCTTTAGCACCCTCAGTACCACCCTGACCAGCAGATCCTAGGTTATCAATGTGGAACATGACTTGAGATGCGCTCTCATCCTCACGAACCTCACCCTTCTGATAGAAGGTCTGACCCATCGAAAGATTTCCTTCGCGGTTAGTAACACGGAAAGATTCTTCAGTAGAGCAAATGCCATTCATCTGGCAATCATCATAATAAACTCTGAGGTCACCGTAGAATGTACCACCACCCTTGAGTGTTAGTCCATTAGTTCCAGTTGTTGGATCTTCAATAGAACCATCACCAGCGTGACCGTCATCGTTAGCGATAGAAAGAACCAGAGTCTTACCATCAGAACCATACATTCTGAAGGCACCACTGTATACAGTCAGATCATCATAGATCTTTGTCTTACCACCATTGAACAGTTTGACTGGTTCAGTTGCAAGTGTATTGGGGTATCTAATCTGCTTAGGTAGTTTGATAGCATAGAAGATATCGAGAGAACCATCAACACTATCAGCAACGAAGAATTCGGTGCCGATTCTCATCATCGTGAAGTAATCTAGTTTTGGAGAAATTAGATCAGCATTACGCAGAGTAAGTTCTAGTCTGATGTCACTGGTGTTAGGAGTGCGTGCTCTGCGTGCAGCAGCACGCTCACTTTGTGTACCAGGAAGATCATGTAGAAGAGTTGTTGTTTCAGCATACTTCTCAAGTTTGACAACCTGAGTTCCACCAGAAAAGTCTTGTGCAGTTGTACCTTCAACACCTCTACCACCACTGGGGTATCCTGCATTTGAACCAGTTGGCAGAATCAGATCGCCATTCAGTTCATAAGGATTATCTGTGATTTGAATGATTTCAATCTGAGATCCAGTTACATAGATAGCAACCAGATCGCCAACCATAAATGCATCTAGATTGGATTGAATCTTAATGTTGGTATCTGCTGCAACAATAGCACCATCCAGAGTGGTAACAGGACCATCAGATAGTTCAGACTGAGGATCAAATCTATAGACAACACACTCATCAACATCAGCAGTATATGCAGCAGGCGATGTACCAAACTGTTCTGCTAGGAAGAATACAGTACCGTGATTATTACCGATATTTGTATCACCTGTGCAAGTATCAACTTCAAATGTGGTGACAGGGTTTTCTGCACCATTTGTAATGGTTAGTTTATTATTTGTAGTAGAGTTCTGGAATGGTGTGGTGCAAGATCCATTGAGCAGTAGTCCACCCTTGATCTCAACATCACCCTTAGAATCAATCTTACCAGTTGTAGAATCTACCTCAAATACAACTTCCTCATTATCTGTGTCACAACCATTAACAATTTTGAGTTTCTTAGCAACTAGATCAAGAAGAGTATTAACCTTGAATACTTCACCCTGGTCATCAACACCATCACCTGCAGGTGTACCATCCTCACGATCAACGATGATGTAATCACCGATGTCAATGCTGCCACCAAATTGAGACAGATAGATATTTTCTTCAGTTCCTGCGCCATCAATGTATGTGGTAGTCCAAGTAGCATCAAACTGAACATTACACTTGTAGATAGGTGTATTGTCATTGTGATCGCTTCTAATCTGAGTGAATGTACCAAATGGTTTTCTCTCAACAATGATGTAGTATGGAGCAACATTAATTCTAGGTGTGCTTACAACACGAACGAATTCAGGATGCTTAATTCCGCCACTATCATCAGTATCAATCAGTAGGATATCATTCTCAGTGAAGTATGGATTGCCTTGAGCATCATATGGACGATTCTTAATTGGTAGATAGTATTCGCTACCAGTTAGAGCAGGTAGAACCTGAGGTTCAATCAGTGGTGTGCCACCGATAGTGGTGACCTCGTTCTGGAATACAGAACCACCCCAATCACCAGTACCAGCAGTATCAACTTCGTTGTAAACCTGATCAGTTTCTAGAACTCTCAGAACATCGATGATGTCCGTATTAGCATTGAATAGGTTGTTGCCAAGATCGCCAGTGTTGTGTGCAAATGCAACCGAACCCATTTGTGCTCTGAAAGCAGTGAAGGAGTACGATGCAAATCCACCACATAGTGTGATATCAGCGTTAAATCTAGCAGTAGAATCAACAACTAGGTTGTTTCTAATTTTAGTTGTACCACCCTG